AAAACTTGCTGCAGAAGTGATGAATGTTGAAATCGGACGCGCTTTTCACTTTGAAGATGGCGACGCGCTCCGATACCTAATGAACAATGCGATCAAACTTTCTGATGATACGCTCAAACGGCTTAAAGACAATCTCGAGGAGGTCATCCAGGCGGGCATACGCGAAGGGAAACCGCTCAGCGAAGTCACGAAGGATGTACATGCCGTTTTCGATAACCTCAAGCAGTACGAGGCGGAGCGGATCGCCCGGACGGAGATAGCCAGGGGCGCCAATACCGGGGCGATTACGGGCTATAAAGAGATGGGGATCGGGATGTGGGATTGGAATGTCAACGCGGGGGCGTGCCTCGATTGCGAAGGAAAGGCAAGTGAGGGACCTTACTCCGTGGATCAGTATGATTTGTTGCCTTGGCACCCGAACTGTTACTGTTTTCCGACTCCGGCGGTGAGGGAATAAAAAGAAAGGATAATAAAATGATTCATTTGGACAAGGAAACAATGCCCATTTGTGGAAACTCGATAAAATGGGGCGACAGTATGACAACTGATATTCGGCGATGTGATTGTCCCAATTGCTTGAAGCGCTGGAAGGAATATGACGCATACATAACAAAGGTTGCGAAGATTTTAATACGGAATGCCCAACTTGTTGCAAAGTAACGGGGTCTTCCCCTCTATTTTAAAGAGAGGGGACATGGGGTGACTTAATGTCTATAGTTATGGACAGTGGTCTCGAGGCGAAGCTCGACCGGGTGAAGACGCGGGAATGGTGGCCTGTGGCCAGCCTGGCCGAAATCCTTGACAAGCCGAAGATGTACATCTATCGAAAAATCGAGAGCGGGAAATTCCATGTTCTGAAAGATGGAGGATTCATAAAAATTACCTCGGATTCAGTGATACGATATTTTTACGAGGAGAACTAAAATAGTTTAGCATTTAATGTCCTATTATATCGCTCGTCAAATTGATGGAGAACTGGTGAGTGGAAGAACGAGCTCACAAGTTGAACTAAAATGTGCTATGAGCGAAATTTACAAACTTGGAAAAAAAGGAAAACAAATTTTGCCTGAAGCGTGGGCCGAAGTGGAAAGGTTACAGGCAGTTTGGGATGAATTAAAACTTGATGAGGAGGAGTAAGATGGGACGTACGATTAGAATTGATTACGGTTTTACGTTTGAAGGGAAAGAGCATTATGGCAATCAGGTACTGGCAGGCGACACAATCTATGGTAAAACCCCGGAGAATGAAAATCGCATGTCCGCTATCTATGATGCGCTCGATATTGACGTTGTTGATTTTTTAGAGCGCTGGGGTGAACCGTTTGCCTGGACTGAAGAAAATTGGAAGAAAGCAGGGTTTAATTTTGAATATTGTAATGAAGTTGAATAACATGAAATACATCCTTCACTGTCTTAAATGCGATACACCCTGGACTTCGTCAAATTCTCATCCAGAACGTTGCCCGAACCCTCACTGCCGTTCAAAACTCTGGGATCAGCCAGGGCCGCGAAAACGGGGAAGACCAAAGAAAAACAAGCCGCCCTCATAAGGCGGTTTTTTTTTTGCCCGAAAGCAAAATAGTTTCACAAATTTAACAGCATTAACATTGGAATTTCATTACATAACTGCCGTAACCACAAGGGTTCGGCAGTTTTTTTATGCTCGGCGAGCACTGAGCTTGTCGAAATGAGGATATCGAATGCCAGACCGGCAGATCATACAGGTTCCTTTCACGCGGCTTGACGAAGGGAAAAAGATGGTGTACGGGTACGCCTCCACCGGGCGCGTGGATACCTACAACACCATATTCGAGCCTTCCTGGTGGCCGCAGGCGGTGATCGGCTACACCGGCAAGCTGACCATGAGCGAGATGCACCTGGACCTGAATGGCGACCCGCAGTCTGAGACGGCACGCGAACCGATGGTGGTAGGGACTGTCCCGATGATCGAATGCGATGAACGCGGCCTCTGGGTTGGCGCGGAGATCACTTCGGATGACGCCTGGCAGAAGATAACCTCCGGGGATTATAACGGGTTCTCCATTTCGGCGATGCCTTACGAATACCGCCAGGAAACGGTCAACGGACGGAATGTGACGGTATTCACCAAATACCAGCTTTCGGATATCACGGTCGGCTATCCCGCTGCGAATCTGGACGCGAAATTCCAGCTCATCGAGAGCCGTCTGGCGACAGACGCCGACTCCCCCTGGGTATGGGATTGGGCGGCGGACGCGGACGCGATAGTAAACCAGCTCGGCTGGGAAGGCCTCGCGCAGGCATGCATGTACCAGGACCCGGCAGCCGACCCGAAAACAAAGGCGGCCTATAAGCTCCCGGTGATGAAGATGAAAAATGGCGCTCTCTGCCTCTATTGGAACGGTGTGCGGGCGGCGATGGCGCGGCTCCTGGGCGGCGGCGGCAAGATGGACCTCACGGACGCGGATAGAAAAACAATCTATAACAAACTCGTAAAACTATACAAAAAGTTCGACAAAGAGCCGCCTGAATTCAGGCTGGACACAGGAGGAATCATGAGCACTTTCGGAGAAAAAGTAAAGGAACTGGTGAAACGTCTGGCGGGCAAAGAACCGGACGCCCAGACAATACAGGAAATCGCGGAGCTCGAGACCCGGCTCGCCGGTGAGCAGGCGCAACAGGTGAGGACGCTCGGCGAGACAGTCGCGGCGGTCACGGCGCGTCTGGATAAGGTAGAACTGGCTTCGACAAGCTCAGCCAGCGCCTCGGCTGCCGATCCAAAGGACGCCAAGATCGCGGAGCTGACCGTAACGGTCGCGGCGATTGAACCGCGCCTCGCAGCGGTGGAGAAGGCGGCAGCCAGAAGCCAGCAGGTCGGGGAATCCGGTAAAGACGGCGAAAAGGGCAAAATCGATATGAACCGCGAGATACGGGCGCGCATGGGAATCAAAGCAGCTTAAGGGAAAAAAGGAAAAAACATAGCGGGCGGCCATAGAAGACCGCCCCATCATGGAGGAAAGAATCATGGCAGGAGAATGGGAAAACATCATCAGTCGGGCGGATGCGGCAGCGCTCATACCGGAAGAAGCCGCAAAGGAGATCATACAGGGTGTGCCTGAGCAGTCGGCGGCGCTTCAGATCATGAGGCGGTTGCCGAACATGACGCGCAGAATCCTGCGGATGCCGGTGCTCTCGTTTCTTCCGACCGCCTACTTCGTGACAGGAGAGGCGGACACGGACGGCGCGAAACAGACCGCCGAGGTGAAGTGGGAGAACAAGTACATCACCGCCGAAGAGATCGCCTGCATCGTTCCGATCCCGGAGCAGGTGCTCGCCGATGTCGATTACGACATCTGGTCGGAGATCAGTCCGCGTATTCAGGAGGCCATCGGAAAGGTCATAGACCTGGCGGTGTTCTTCGGAACGGGCAAGCCCTCATCCTGGCCGACAGCTATTCTGACCGCAGCCGGTACTGCCGGAAATAATGTCGCGGTGGGAACCGGCGAAGACCTCTATGAGGACATACTGGGCGAGAACGGCTATATCGGCCTGGTGGAAGCGGACGGATTCTTCGTCGACAAGCACGTCGCAGCGCTGACCATGCGCTCGAAGTTGCGCGGGGTGCGGAGTTCTGACGGCATTCCGATCTTCAAAACCTCGCTTCAGGATCCGACGCGGTATGAACTTGACGGCGCTTCGATCATCTTCCCGCGTAATGGCGGGTTCACGCCGGGTTCGGCGCTCATGATCTCCGGCGATTCCCAACAGGCGGTGTATTCGATCCGTCAGGATATCACCTATAAGCTGCTCACCGAGGCGGTCATACAGGATGACGCCGGGGCAATCGTATTCAACCTTGCCCAGCAGGATATGGTGGCGTTACGGGTGACATTCCGCATGGGCTGGCAAATCCCGAATCCAATCAACGCGATCCAGGGAACCGAGGCGAGCCGGTATCCGTTCGGCGCTCTTACCCCCTAACTCCGCCCCCAGGGAGCCAGGAGTCAGAAGTCAGGAGACAGAATAAAAGCAAACAACCGGGGGCGGGATAAAACCCGCCTCACAAAATAGAGGAAACGAAAATGTCATTATATCCGCAGAAAGCGGCAGGAGAGTTACAGACAGATGTCACCGGAGAGCACCTCGACCGGGGGTTCATCGCGCATGAGACCTGGACGGCGGCCCAGGCGCATACGGCAAGCACAACGGGTGTGCATGCGGCGGTAACCGATAACGGCGCACCGCAGACGATCACCGCCAATATCACCCAACCGCCCTGCGCCCGTAACATCACCGCGACATCGGGAGGTACGGCGGGAGATATCAAACCTATTCAGGTTGTAGTCAGCGGCACGGACATCAATGATGCGGTGATCACGGAGACGCTGCCGGTATTCACCGAAAACTCGGGGACAACGGTGGTGGGATCGAAGGCATTCAAGACAGTCACCCAGGTTGTTATTCCCGCCCACGACAACACCGGGGCGACCACGGCCATAGGATACGGGGACAAGATGGGCCTTCACTACGCGCGGGAGACAATCCCCTGCATCTCATCCTATCTGGCCACGGTATTGGAAGCCGTGGCGGCTACTGTCGCCGCGAGCGCCACAGTGCTCGCATCAAACACTATCGACCTGGCGAGCGCAATGAATGGGACTCAGGTGGACGCATTCATCGTGGTGTAACCCTCACCAAAATAACCGGGAAGGATGAAGTATGAAAATCAGGATGATAAAGCAAACCTTCTGGGAGGGAAAGCCGCTGCAGGTCGGAGATACGCCGGAGGTGGAAGACCATGTTGCCATCAGGTGGCTTGCGAAGAGAATCGCGGAAGAGATCGAAGATTTAGAGAATCCCCCTCTAACTCCCTCGTCAACGGGGGAGAATGTGGAAAAGGAAAAAAAGGTCGTAAAGACCCTTCTCCCCTCACAGAAAAAGGGCAGCGTCAATGCCGGAAAGAAACTCAGCGGCGTGATCAAAAAACATGATGCGCGGGTAAGTGGCGGGGCGGACTAAACCGGGAGGCGAGTTAAAGATCGCCTCTCAATGGAGGATCAAAGATGAGTTTGTATCCTGATAAGTTTATAGGAAGGGCGTTCGACACAATCGCGGACGCAACCACCTGGGTGACCGGGACGGTGTTTTCATACATCAAACGGATATGGACATGGTTGAAAGCTTTCGCGACCACGGCCACAGATGAGATCGTGGTGCATGACGCGAGCCTGTTCAAAGATCGTGGTCGGCGATGATGACAACGCCGGCGACGGCTTTGTGATCACGGACATCGACTTGATCACGAACACTCTGAGGCGTGATCAAAAAACATGATGCGCGGGTAAGTGGCGGGGCGGACTAAACCGGGAGGCGAGTTAAAGATCGCCTCTCAATGGAGGATCAAAGATGAGTTTGTATCCTGATA